ATGGCAGGAAACAGCAACGAAGTGTGCGCGGTAACGCCGGTGATGGGCGGGCGCGAATGGGTGATGCTACTCGCACTGTCAGTGCTTTGGGGCGGGTCGTTCTTCTTCAACGGCGTTGCTGTGCGCGAACTGCCATCGCTCACCATCGTCCTCGCCCGCGTCGGCATCGCCGCCGTCGTGTTGTGGGCCGTCCTGGCGGTCGTTCGCGTTCGGATGCCGCGCGTCCCGGGTCTTTGGGCCTCCTTCCTCGGCATGGGGCTACTGAACAACGCCATCCCCTTCGCACTTTTCGTATGGGGTCAGCACCACATTGCCAGCGGGTTGGCTGCCATCCTAAACGCCACTACGCCGCTCTTCACGGTCGTGGTCGCGCACCTGCTCACACGCGACGAGCGGCTCACGGCGAGGAAGGCGGCGGGCGTAGTGGTGGGCCTCGCGGGCGTCGCCGTGATGTTGGGCGCGGACCTGCTGGGGGGCCTCGGCACTGAGCTTGCCGCACAACTCGCCTGCCTCGCAGCCGCGCTGTCATATGCATTTGCGGGCGTGTTTGGCCGCCGTTTCAAACGCATGAGCGTGCCGCCGCTCGCCACTGCGACGGGGCAAGTGACAGCATCCACGCTCGTCCTCCTGCCGCTCGCGCTGCTAGTCGAGCAGCCCTGGACGCTGCCAGCGCCGAGCCTCGCGGGCTGGAGCGCGCTGCTCGGCATCGGCGTGCTCTCGACCGCACTGGCTTACGTCCTCTACTTCCGCATCCTCGCTGCCGCAGGCGCGACCAATCTCCTGCTCGTAACCTTCCTAATCCCGGTGAGCGCCATCCTGCTCGGCGCGCTGGTGCTGGGCGAGCGGCTGGAGCCCAAGCACTTCGCTGGCATGGCCATGATCGGCGCGGGCCTCGCGCTGATAGATGGGCGGCTGCCGCGCCGGCTCCTCGCGGGAAAGGCGCGCGAGGCCGCGTGACGGGCCGGCCCCGCCTCGGTCTTTGAGTGGCGGCGTGCAGAACGAGCCTACCGCCCCGATGAATCTCGGGAGCACTGCTTCGCTTGGCGCCTTGCACCGCCAGTGGCAGATCGCCCAGTCCGCTGCGTAGCCCGCATCGTTAATGGCGCGTCGGTCTTGCCGTGCCGGCGTAGCTCATCAACTGTCGCCGAACTCGGGTGCCGAGAAGACACTTTCCTTCAATTTCGCGGACCTGCTTACCCGAACACCTTCTGCGGCTGTCGATCCCATGGCAATTCCGCGACCGCCATCAGGTCATTGATCGGTATCGCCAGAGGGCGCCGGGCAATGACCAGCGCCTCCAGGACGCTCGGGGCCAGGTAAGCCAACCGGATCATCCGCCCTACGAATCGGTCCGATACGTTCTCCGCCACGGCGATGTCCTGAATGGTGGGTACGGTGCCGCTTTCCAGCTGCCGCCGCCACTTCCACGCCCGCGCGACGGCACGAAGCACATGCGGGTCCTGCGTCCGGCTCTCGCGCGCGCAGTGGTCCTCGGGCGGCAGGATCTTCGGCCGCCCGTTGCGCTTGCGGATGCTCAGCGGGATGACGACCCGGATTGTGTTCGACGAACCGCTCATACGGTGGCCTCCTTCTGGCGGAGCGCCATCATGTCGCGCAGAACCGATCCCAGCCCTTCCTGGCGCAGGTCGACGGCGATGCCGCTTGTTCCGACGGTAACTCTGTCGACTAGCAGTTGGATGATACGGGTCTGCTCAGCCGGGTAGAGAGCGGTCCAGATCTGGTCGAATTCGCCGAGCGCCTTGATGATCGCCTTCTCATCTGTCGTCGGGCTCTCCTCGCGCAGCATCTTGAGGGCCCTGGCCGCGATCTCTGGCGCGCGGATCATGCGCCGGATCTCACCGATGACGGCGTCCTCCACCATGGCAGCGGGCAAGCGCAGCGGCCCCGCGCTTTCGCCGATCGGGCGATTCCTGATCAGATCCATCGACGCGTAATAGCGATAGAGGCGCGACCCCTTCTTGGTCGCGGTCGGCGTCATCGCCGTGCCGGTCTCTGTGAAGATGATTCCCTTGAGCAACGCTGGTGTCTGGGCGCGCGTGTTCTTGGCCCGCAGACGCGGGCTCTCCTGCAGGATGGCGTGAACGTTGTCCCAGAGACCTTGATCAATGATCGCCGCGTGCTCTCCGGGATATGCCGCTCCCTTGTGAACGGCTTCGCCGAGATAGACCCGGTTGTTGATGAGTTTGTAGAGGAAGCCCTTGTCGACCAACTTGCCGCGCTTGTTCAGCACACCCTCGGCGGCCAGCGCCTTGGCCAGCATGGTCGCGGAGCCAATCGCTGCGAAGCGCTGGAAGATCATCCGGACCGTGGCGGCTTCGTTCTCGTTGACCACGAGCTTGCGGTCACGCACGTCGTAGCCAAGCGGCACATAGCCGCCCATCCACATGCCGCGCTTGCGGGATGCTGCAACCTTGTCGCGGATGCGCTCGCCGATCACCTCGCGCTCGAACTGTGCGAAGGACAGAAGGATGTTCAGCGTCAGGCGCCCCATCGACGTCGTGGTGTTGAACGACTGGGTCACCGACACGAAGGTCACCTGGTTCCGCTCGAAGATCTCGACCAAGCGCGCGAAATCCATGAGGGATCGCGATAGCCGATCAATCTTGTAGACGACGATTACGTCGATCAGCCCGGCTTCGACATCGGCCAGAAGGCGCTTCAGCGCAGGCCGGTCGAGCGTGCCACCCGAAACGCCGCCATCGTCATAGGGCTCGCGGATCGCGGCCCAACCTTCGGCGCGTTGGCTGGCGACATAGGCTTCACAGGCCTCACGCTGTGCATCGAGCGAGTTGAACTCCATGTCGAGCCCTTCCTCGCTCGACTTGCGCGTGTAGATCGCGCAGCGCAGTCGACGCGGTATGGTAAGAACAGTTGTTGGCGCGCGGCTCATCGCGGATCCCTCCCGACCTCACGAAGCCCGAAGAAACGGTAGCCGTTCCATTGCGTGCCAGTGATTGCCCGCGCGACCGCCGACAGCGATTTGAACCTACGCCCCTGCCAGTCAAAGCCATCGCGCAGCACAGTGACGGTATGCTCGACGCCATTCCATTCACGCACCAGCCGCGTGCCTGCGACGGGGTTGCGACCGTCTTCAATGATGGCTTTTCGACCCAGCTTCCCGTCGATTTCATCGGCGAGAAGATCGAGCATTCGCCGTGTCTCGCGCGACAGGCCGCCGAGCATCAGTTCCTGGATCCGGTAGCCGAGCCGCAGTTCGAGGTAGCTGCGGCTGTTGTTTGGCGCCGGCGAGCGAAAAAGGCTCTCCCACTTTGCCTTCAATTCCCCGACCGACATCTGCTTCAGCGCTGCAAGCTGCGCCACCGCGCTCGCGTCTGAGGCGGCGCTTTCACGCGGCCGCATCGGCGCATCGTCCATCTTCTTCCTGGCAACTGCCATCATCACCCTCCAACTCGGTTGTTCGGTTTGCGACGACCAACACGGCGTTTGAGGGCGAGAATGTCGAATGAACTCTCTCCGCCTGGCGCAGATAAAGAACTCGACTGTTCCGAGAGAATACGCCTCAGGCCAACAGCCAGAATGCGCGCGACTTCATTGAGCCGGGCATCCGCCGGAAGGCGTTCCGCAGCGATGGGGTTTGGGCCGGAGAGCGCTGTGTGCATGGAGACCGTTCGCAATCAAATTCGCCAAGCAAACGCTTAGTCACGAACGGAAAATACGCAATATAAATCAGCAGCTTATCAGGTTTCTGCGGAGTCATTAGAAGCGGTGCGCAGGTTCTTGCTCCGGCCGGCAACTCAGAGCGGACGGCGCCCGCGGATGATGGAATCGCTCACTCTCATATCTCTCTGCCAAACCAACGGATACGGCCGATGATTTTGATCTCGTCAGCGGTGCGCTCATAGGGCGTATAGAAAGTGTTATCCGAGATCACTCGCACGCGGGGCGGGTCGGAGTTGGGAATGTGCTCCAGCCGTTTGGCGACGAGGCCCATCCCATCGAAGAGCACGAAAATGCCCGGCGGTGTCGGAAGAGAGCGCGCAAGATCGACAAGAACAACGTCTCCATCCTGAAGGGTCGGCATCATGCTGTCGCCTTCGACATGCATGATCCTCAGGTTTGCTGGATCGGCGCGCAGGCGACGAGTGATCCATGAGTTCTTGAAGTGGTAGGGCTCGCCGTCTTCGATCTCATCGGAGACGATCTGACCTCCCCCCATGGATGCGGTGATCTCGACGGAGGGGATGGCAACGAAAGCGTCAACTTCTGCCATCTCGGGCTCGTCACCCTCGACCTTTCCCTTGCCTTTCAGCAGCCATTCACGGTCGACCTTAATGGCCCGAGCCACCTTATCGAGCTTCTCTAGGTTGGGGTGCTCGGAACGCCCGCGCATGATGTCATAGACGAACGACCTGTTGACGCGTGCTTGCTCCGCTACCTCCCTCGCGTTCATGCCGAGTTGCCGTGCGCGGGCTCTGAGCCTTTCGGCCAATGTGGTGTCCATATGCTCCGTCCGATATGTGGACTGTGTGGATATTGTGGATAAGAGAGGATTGCGCCGTCCGCGTCAAGGGGCTAGAACATAAAGTGAACTTCAAACGGGCGAGCGTGCGGAAATGGCCACAATCGAGAAGGATTACTTCACGCTGGATGAGCTTGAGGACCGCTGGGGCGTCCCCCACCGCGACCTCGTCTATCTCGCGGAAAACGGGCTCCTGAAGGTATCCGTTCGCCTTTTCGCCGTTCGCCTAGAGCAAGGTTGCTACGAGGAGGTGGACGATGGCCAATGGTTCAGCATCCCCGAAGAACAAGGCCTCTTTCACGGGCTGCAGGACCTCCGCCCGCAGGATGCCTATCGGCTCTTCCACGAGGGCGCAGCACGGATCGAGCGTTTTGAGGCGCCGGAGCACCGCTACTGCGTCGTGCTGCGACCCAAGAATGGGATCCTGATCAAAGCGGACGAACTCGTCGTTCGACGGGTTGAGCGCGATCGCGCGGAAAGCCGTCATGGGCTTGGCGGAACACAGCGCACAGTTCAGACCGTGTTCGAGCAAAGGCACGATTTCAGCGAGGTAATCCTCGGCGACCGGACCTATTTCCTCGGATCCATCCAGGCCCGCGTAGTTCGTATCCTCCATGAGGCTGCAGCCACCGGCAGACCGTGGCAGCACGGCAAAGCAGTGCTTGCGAAAGCCGGTTCGTCCTGTACGCGGCTATCCGATCTCTTCAAGACGCAGCCGGACTGGCGCAAGCTCATCCAGTCCGATCGACGCGGGCGTTACCGGCTGAACATGAAGTTCTCCTGATCCCCCTGCGCATGGTCCTGTCATCCCGAGCTTTAATCGGTCGGGGGTTGGTGCGCATCCCCCAGGCATCCCCCTCCCTATCCCCTCGTCACAGCGAAATTCGCTCGATTTCATCCCCTTCTGATCCACTTCTCATCCCGACGACGCCATACTGATCCTTCGTCATCCTCTCCGCAGGTTTTCGTCAGAGACCCAAGGAGACTCAGATGGCTACGAAACATCTCAACCAGATTGACCTGGCTGCGCGGTGGAACATCAGCCACCGCACGCTGGAGCGGTGGCGGTGGACGGGTGAAGGCCCGCGCTTCGTCAAGCTCGGTGGTCGCGTCGTGTACCGCCTCGAAGATGTTGAGGATTACGAGCGGGAGCAGATCCGCGCGAGCACCACGGACAATGCGGAACGCGCCGCTGCGTCGGGGGCGCGCTGATCATGATCCCCAACGCCCCCACCCTCGACCAGCTGCGCACGATGCCGATCGGCGACATCGTCACGATGCCATCCGAAGTGCTGGCTGTCCTCCAAGAGGACGCTGACGCCGCGCTGAAGAGCGCGAAGTCGATGAAGGACTGGCTCGACGGCGCCATCGCCCAGAAGTTCGCTGATCGTGCACGTGAAGCCCGTGCCGCCATCGCCAAGGACACGGGCATCGTCCGCTTTACCGATGGCGCAATCACTATCGTCGCCGACCTGCCGAAGAAGGTGGACTGGGACCAGGCCAAGCTCGCTGCGCTCGTCGAGACCATTCGCGGCTCTGGCGAAGACCCCGGCCAATACATCGAGATCAGCTTTTCGGTCTCGGAGCGCGCCTACGGCGCGTGGCCCGACGCGATCCGCCGCGCATTTGAACCGGCTCGGACGCTCAGGACCGGCAAACCGACCTTCCGCCTCCTGCGCGACTGAGAGGAAACCCATGTTCACGTTTGGCAAATCCAAGCCCGATGCCTCGCTGTCTGCGCTCGAAGCGCTGCGCAAGGCTCATTACAGCCTGTCCTCGCTTCCTGATGCGATCCGGATCCCGGCCATGCCTGGGCACGACGAAATCGCAGCCAAGCCCATCTCCGAGGCGACGATCGATGATCTCGCCTTCGCGATGCGGGGCTTGGAAGCCGAGTTCAACGACGTCGCCGACAAGATGCAGGCGCTGCGCAAGCTCAGCCAGATCGCTCGCGATGCCGGTGGTCTCGGTGCTGATCGGGCCGTCGACCTCGCCGCTCGCATCCAGTCGGAGCGCTGATCATGGCGCTCCCCATCATCTCAGCCGATCAGCGCATGGCCGAAGTGCGTGGCGTCAAAGGCTGCATCTTCGGTAAGTCCGGCATCGGCAAGACGAGCTTGCTTTGGACGCTTGATCCCAAGGTCACGCTCTTCATCGACCTGGAAGCCGGCGATCTCGCTATCGAAGGCTGGCCCGGCGACAGCGTGCGTCCCCGCACATGGCCCGAATGCCGCGACCTTGCGGTCTTCATCGGCGGCCCCAATCCGGCGCTGCGCGATGACCAGGTCTACAGCGAAGCCCACTACGCCGCCGTGTGCGAACGCTTCGGCGATCCAGCTTCGCTTGATCGCTATCAGACCGTCTTCATCGACTCGATCACGGTTGCTGGGCGTCTGTGTTTCCAGTGGTGCAAGGGCCAGCCGGAAGCCTTCTCCGACAAGACAGGCAAGCCGGATATTCGCGGCGCCTATGGATTGCACGGCCGCGAGATGATCGCGTGGCTTACGCAACTGCAGCACACGCGGGCGAAGAACGTCTGGTTCGTCGGGATCCTCGACGAGAAGCTGGACGACTTCAACAGGCGGATCTTCCAGCCGCAGATCGATGGTTCCAAGACCGGCCTGGAGTTGCCCGGCATCGTCGATGAAGTGCTGACGATGGCGGAGATCAAGGACGACGCCGGTGCGCCGTTCCGCGCCTTCGTCTGCCAGACGATCAACACCTGGAACTACCCCGCGAAGGACCGTTCCGGTCGGCTGGATCCGATCGAGGAGCCTCACCTCGGTCGCCTCATGGCGAAGATCCGCAGCCCTGCAAAACCCGCGTCAGAGCGCCTGGCCTATCGCAGCCCGCCTGCCGCTGCGCCGCCTGCATCGCCTGCCGTTGCCCCCATCCATCCCGAAAACGACTGACAAGGAGACCCCAGCCATGACTGGTTCCTGGAACGACTTCAACGACGCCAAGCAGAACAGCAACATCATACCGAAGGGCACGCTCGCCAAGGTGCGCCTGACGATCCGCCCCGGCGGCTATGACGATCCGGCGCAGGGCTGGACCGGCGGCTACGCCACGCGTGGCGCCACCGGCTCGGTCTACCTCTCGGGCGAGTTCACGGTGCTTGAGGGACCCTACGCCCGCAGGAAGATCTTCACGTTGATCGGGCTTTACAGCCCCAAGGGCCCGGACTGGACGAACATGGGCCGCAGCCTCATCCGCGGCATGCTGAACTCTGCGCGCGGCATTTCGGACAAGGACAATTCGGCACAGGCGCAAGCGGCGCGGCGGATCTCGGGCTTCACCGATCTCGATGGGCTGGAGTTCATCGCCAAGATCGACGTCGGCACCGACACCAACGGGGAAGAGAAGAACGAGATCCGCACGGCGGTGACGCCGGATCACAAGGAGTACGCGGCGCTCATGGGGATGGCCGGCGCGGCGGCGCAAGCCACCGCTCAGCCCCGCGCTTCCCAGCCCTCCATGCCGAAGCCGGGCGTTCGCCCGTCCTGGGCACAATAAGGAGGGCGCCATGCTTTTGCGTCCCCGCCAGAAGCAGTTCGTGGAGCGCAGCATCCATGCGCTCGACGAACACGGAAACACCCTTGCGGTCGCCCCGACAGGTGCAGGCAAGACGATCATGCTCTCGGCCGTCACCGGACGCATGATCGGCGAGCCTGCAAAGGGCACGGGCGGCAAGGCGTGTGTCCTTGCCCATCGCGATGAGCTGACCGGTCAGAACCTCAACAAGTTCGGCCGGGTCAATCCCCAGCTCACTACGTCGATCGTTGACGCCAAGGAGAAATCCTGGCGCGGACAGGTGACCTTCGCGATGGTCCCGACACTCGCGCGCAAAGACAATCTCGATCAGATGCCGGCCATCGACCTTCTGGTGATCGATGAAGCACATCACGCCGCAGCCGACAGCTATCGCCGGATCATCGACACCGCGCTTCACCGCAATCCAATGTGCCGGATCTACGGTGTCACGGCGACGCCGAACCGGGCCGACAAGCGCGGGCTTCGGCCTGTCTTCTCTAACGTCGCAGACCAGATCCGCATCGGTGAGCTGATCGCATCCGGCCACCTCGTTCCCCCACGCACTTTCGTCATCGATGTCGGCGTGCAGGATGAACTCAACAAGGTGCGTCGCACCGCCGACGACTTCGACATGGCGGAGGTGGATGCCATCATGAACCGCTCTCCGGTCACGGAAGCGGTGATCCGTCACTGGCGCGAAAAAGCCGGCGAGCGTCAGACCGTGGTGTTTTGCTCCACGATCAGTCACGCGCGCAATGTCACGGACGCATTCAATGCGGCTGGCGTCGCGGCAGGCTTCATCCATGGCGAAATGGCTGATGCGGATCGCAAGGCGACGCTGGCGGCCTACGCCAGCGGCAAGCTGCGGGTCATCGTCAATGTTGCGGTGCTGACCGAGGGCTGGGATCACCCGCCGACAAGCTGCGTCGTGTTGCTGCGGCCCAGCTCCTACAAGTCGACCATGATCCAGATGGTGGGCCGGGGCTTGCGCACCATCTCGCCCGAAGAGCATCCGGGCGTCATCAAGACCGATTGCATCGTGCTTGATTTCGGTACCTCGACCTTGCTGCACGGATCGCTGGAACAGGACGTCGATCTGAACGGTCGTGAGCCGGGCGATGAAGCCCCGACAAAGGACTGCCCTGAGTGCGGCGCCGTCGTCCCGCTCGCGACCACCGAATGTCCGCTGTGTGGGCATGTCTGGGACCGCGCCGATGCCGGCGAGATCGCTCCGCTCGGCGACTTCATCATGTCCGAGATCGACCTTCTCAAGCGATCGAGTTTCCGCTGGTGCGATCTCTTCGGTGATGATGCGGCGCTGATCGCGAATGGCTTTAACGCCTGGGGTGGCGTGTTCTTCCTGAACGGTCGCTGGTACGGCATCGGCGGGCTGCAGAAGCAGCGGCCGCATCTCCTGGCCATTGGCGAACGCACCATCTGCTTAGCGGCAGCCAACGACTGGCTCAACGAGCACGAAAGCGATGAGACGGCGCACAAGACCCGCCGCTGGCTGAACCAGCCGCCGACCGACCGGCAGCTCGCTTTCCTGCCCACCGAGTATCGCCAGGATTTCGGGCTGACCCGCTATCAGGCCTCCGCGTTGCTCGCCTTCCGTTTCAACCGGGACGCCATTCGCTCCCTGGTCTTCGGGGCAGCCGACGCCACTCCCGAGACCATCGTCGGGAGGGCGGCATGACGAGGCATGTCCGTGACCACCTCATCTTCCGAGCGTCTGCGGCTCTGGCATCCGCGTGGCGAACTCTGCGCAGTCTGCCGGCGACCGACACGTGGCTTTGGCTGGTTCGACCCGGTGCGGTCGAAGCAGCCGCGCCCGTCTGCGTGGTTCTGTTCGATGGCCTGCCAAGGCTTTTGGTCGCGATCAGCCCGGGGGTCATCGGCCGTGGTTGACCTCACCGAACAGGAACAGGCTGCCATCCGTGCCGCCATGAAACCGGTGGCCGAGATCATGGAAGAGATCGGCTGGGAGGTGCGCCTGATCGATCTGTCCGAGGCGCAGGTCTGCACGCTCATCGAGGTCGCCGTGGGCGGCTTTCAGGACGCCATGCGCGCGACGGCGCAAAGCGCAGATGCGGAGGTTCCGCTGTGATCAAATCTTGCATCAGGTGCAAAGAGGAAAAGCCCGCGATGGAATTTGGCGCGCGGCAGCGCAGCCTGGATGGCCTGCAGGCGTGGTGCCTCGATTGTTGCCGTGAATATCAACGCGAGTATGCGCGACTGAATCGCGACCCCGCTCGTCATCGTGAAAGTCAAAGCCGCTATCGTGCCAGGCATCGCGAAAAGCTGCATGCGCATGAATTACTGCGCAGCGTAGTGCGGTCAGGTCGGATGGTAGTTCCAATTTGGTGTCAACGCTGCGGCTGCGTCACCAAGCTTGAAGCGCACCACAGTGACTACAGCAAACCACTCGCAGTCGATTGGCTGTGCTCGATTTGCCATGGGCTTGCGCACCGCTCTGGAAATGGAAAAAAGCATGTTAGACTATAATCGACGCGCCACATGCGCCGACCAGATCAACGCGCTCATCGATGCCGCTATCGAGACCGAGCGCGGCGCCGCGTCTGCGCGAACCTATCTCGGCGGCTCACGTCTTGGCGTGGCTTGCGAACGCGCGCTGCAATTCGAGTTCACGGGCGCGCCGAAAGACGAGGGCTCTCACTTCAAGGGCCAGACGTTGCGCATCTTCGAGATCGGTCACGCGCTTGAAGACCTCGCAATCCGCTGGCTGCGCGCCGCAGACATTGATCTCTATACCCGCAAGGGCAATCGCCCCGATGGCGAGCAATTCGGCTTCGCCGTCGCCGGCGGGCGTATCCGTGGACATGTCGATGGCATCATCGCCTCAACACCAGGTGCGATCGGACTTGCCGTCCCCGCACTCTGGGAATGCAAGACGATGAACGCGAAGAACTGGCGCGAGACGGTTGCCCGGGGCGTGGTCGTAGCAAAGCCCGTCTACGCCGCGCAGATCGCGCTCTACCAAGCCTACATGGAAGCGCAGGTGCCGGGCATCTCGCAGAGCCCCGCGCTGTTCACGGCCATCAACAAGGACACCGCGGAGCTGCACCATGAGCTCGTGCCGTTCGACGCAGCACTGGCGCAGCGGATGAGCGATCGCGGTGTGCGCATCCTGCAGGCGACCGACGCGGGCGAATTGCTGCCGCGCATCGCCACGAGCCGCGACTTCCATGAATGCCGGATGTGCGCATGGGCAGATCGGTGCTGGGGGCTGCCCACATGAGCGAGAGCAACATCGTCTCCCTAGATGCGTGGCGCGATTTCAACGACGCGGCTCCGCTAAGCGACCCGTTCAACATCGAGCCGGATCCCGAGCAGATCGCGATCTTTCTCGACGTTGTCTTCGGCTACTGCGAAGGCTGGGCTCCCCTGCGCGGGTTCGTCGACAAGGGCCAGGGGATTGCAGGCCGTCCGCACAATGTATGGGTCGAAGTCGATGGCAGCCTTCTTGAGAAAGCCATCTCCTTCGCCGGCTGGGCTGCGCGCGAAGGCGCAGCGTTCTACGTGGTGCCGGGCACGGTCGTTGATGCCGGCAAGGCGAAGGCCGCCGATGTCCGCCAAATGCAGACCGTGCTGGTCGATCTCGATGCGGGCGACATCCCCGCAAAGCTGGACCACCTCATACTGCATCTTGGCGAGCCGACGCTGATCGTCGAGAGCGGCGGTCGCACCCCCGATGGCATCGACAAGCTGCATGTCTGGTGGCGGCTGAGTGAGCCTGCGGAGGCGGAGGATATTGCGTTGCTCTGTCGGCTGCGCGGCGACATCGCCGTGAAGGTCGGAGGCGACACGCATTTTCGCTCAGCGCACCAGCCGATCCGACTGGCGGGCTCCGTCTATCACAAGGGCGGATTTACACGCCTCGTCACCATTCGTCGCCACAGCCCACAGGCCGAAGTCCACCTGCGTGAGTTTGCAGAGCTGGTGGACGCCATGCCGCCGTTGGCCGGCGTCGGGTGTGAGCCTGGTCCCGCGTCCGAGAAACCCTCGATCAAAGACATCCTGACCACGCCGGTCCGTGAAGGCGGCGAGGATGACTGGACACGTTTCCAGGGGGCAAGCGCCGCGATCGGTCATTACGTGCGCATGGCCCACGAGGGCCGCATGAGCCGTGACGAAGCCTGGGAGGCCATCTGCCAGTACAATGCCGCCCAGCTTCGCCCGTGTTGGCCCCTGGAGCGCCTTGCGAGCGAAGCCCAACGGCTCTGGCGGCTACACGAGGAACGCCACGGCCCGGCCCTGGAGCGGCTCTCGGCTCCCCCTATGTCGGCTTTGCCGACCTTCACGCTCGGCGCCCTGCTCGACGACAGCAGCCCCATGCCGGACGACATCATCGCGCCGCGCCTGCTGACGCCAGGCGGGATGCTTGTGCTGGGCGGCGCGCCCAAGGTCGGCAAGAGCGACTTTCTGATCAGCCTGCTCGTGCACATGGCGGCGGGCGTGCCGTTCCTGGCCTTCGCGCCAAGCCGCCCGCTTCGGATCTTCTATCTGCAGGCCGAGATCCAGTACCACTACCTGCGCGAGCGCCTCCAAGCGATCCGGATCGATCCCGCGCTCATGGCGGCAGCACGCGACAATCTCGTCGCGACGCCGAAGGTCCGCATGCTCTTGGACGCAGGCGGCGTTGCGCTGACCATAGCCGCCGTCCGCGCACATTACGGCCACAGCGCCCCAGACATCCTGTGCATCGATCCGATCCGAAACCTCTTCGATGGTGGAGCGGATGGCGGCGGCGAGAACGACAACACGGCGATGCTCTTCTTCCTGCAGGCACGGATCGAAGCGCTGCGCGATGCGGTTGCGCCCGATGCCGGCCTGATCCTGTGCCACCACACCCGCAAGATCACTAAGAAGCAGCTCATCGAGGATCCGTTCATGGCGCTCTCTGGCGCAGGATCGCTCCGCAGCTTCTACACCTCCGGCATCATCATGCACCGGCCTGACGAGGACCGGCCCGAGCGGATGCTGCATTTCGAGCTGCGCAACGGGCCGGGCATCGAGCCGATCACCATCGACAAACCCAATGGCCGCTGGATCGAGATTGACCGATCCAATGAGCGGCTCGTGCGCAAGGCCATGGGCGACAAGCTCGATGCAGAGCGCGTGCGCAAGCACGACGTCATTCTCGGCGTGTTGCTGGATGAGGCGCTCGAAGGACGCCTCTACACCATCAACCAGTTTGCTGAAGCCTTCGAGAACCGAGGCGGCCTGGGCGGCAAGGACACGATCCGCGACCGGTTGAACGTCCTCGCCACGAAGGGCTTCGTGAAGTTCCTGCGCGACGGCACGCCCTATGGCCTCGGCTCGTCTCGATCCCGGTTCGGCTTTCTGTGCGTCGAAGGGATGGCTGCTCCCACAGGCGCGGAGGCCGTCGATCCCGATACCGGCGAGGTTATCCCGGCCACCATCGCCGTGCTGCCGACCCACTACAAATCGCCCCAGACCGGCGCGCTGCTCGAGGTCGAGAACCCGCAAGTGTGGGTCTATCCGGAGGGTGAGCAGCCATGATCTCGGGCGCCACGAACATCCCGCAGAACTGCGCTCTGCCCAGTTTAAACCAGATGGGGCGCAGCGCCGAAACTGCTCCGACATGGCCGCTCAGCGCTTCGCTCTGGTCCGCTGTGATCAGATTGGGCGGGTTTCCGAAACTACCCCGTCAGAATTGCGCGCTGACCAGTTTGGCTTCGCTCCAACCAGATTGGGTCGATACGGCGTTTCCAAACTGCCAAAACTGGAAATTCCTCAATCCGATCAATGCGCTATCGGGTGGTTCAAGTTTAGGGGGTGAAAGCCACCCCCTTCGGGGGTGGGGAGACCGCCGAAGGCGGGGTCTCCCATTCCCACCCCCAGGGGCTTCGCGCGCGCGTGGCCTGCATCTCCACCCCTCGACCGTCCGCCTACCCCAGGGATCGACCCCCATGAGCACGCAAGTAGCACCCGTCACCATGCCCAGCCTTCATCAGCCGACACCACCGACCATCCCGGCAGACAGGACCATCCTCGCGCTCGACCTCGGGACCACGACCGGATGGGCCAGCCTCGTCCAGGGGATCGTGCATAGCGGCACAGTGACGTTCCGCACCGGGCGCTACGACGGCGGCGGCATGCGCTACCTGCGCTTCCAGACCTGGCTTGAGGGACTGGGCGAAGACACGGGCGGCGTGGCGGCGATCTACTTCGAGGAAGTCCGTCGGCACATCGGCACCGATGCCGCCCACATCTACGGCGGCTTCCTGGCGACACTGACCGCGTGGTGTGAGCGCAAGGGCGTGGCCTACCAGGGCGTCCCTGTCGGCACCGTGAAGCGCTTCGCCACGGGCAAGGGGAATGCCGACAAGCAGGCAGTCCTGGCAGCGATACGCAGTCGCGGTTTCAACCCCGCCGACGACAACGAGGCTGATGCGCTCGCGATCTTGCTCTGGGCGATGGAGACACGAGGAGGCGTGCTGTGAAGTGGACGCCACCTGGTTATGGCGGCAAGCGCCGCACACCCGATGAGATCAAACGCGAAGGCTGGCGTGACCAGCGTGTGTTGGCGGTCTCGCTCGACGATGCCCGGCTGACCTGGCCGGAGCGGGAACTGATCCGCCAGCTTGGCGAGAAGCTCTATGGCGATCGATCCAAACGCAAGGGGGTTCAGCAATGACTGAATGGACGCCGAGCCTCGTCGAGGAACGCCTGTCTGAGGCCGCCTTCGTGCTGAAGCGCCTGCCGGCGGAGCGCCGTCGCGGCTACTTCAACGTCTGGCCGCAGATCGTGCACGACTTCGCCGACAAAGTCGGACAAGAGCCAAGACCGATGCGCGTGCTGCCTTCGCCCGCTGCGATCAGCCGCATGGAGGAGACGCTGAGCTGGACGGTCGGGCTTGATCCGATCGACGGCAAGATCGTCTGGATGCGCGCGCATGGCGAACGGTGGAAGGCGATCTGCTGGTCAGTCGGCATGCAGCGTTCTGCGGCGCATGAGCACTGGCTCTACGCGCTTTGCGTCATTGCATTTCGCCTTAATGGTCGGCGGCTCAACCGCAATCATTCGAAGCGTCACGTGATCGCGCAGGCTGAATCGGCGAAGCGGTGAGAAGGCAAGCGAATAGTGTCGTGCGGACACTTTTCGAACGGACAAAAACAGCGGATTGGGCTAGGTTTTCTGCCATCCTCGCGAGACGAGCGCGCTGGCGTCGCACGAGCGCAAGAGCCCGGGTCCTTCCGGGCGCCTGCGCAATGCTGGCGGGCGACGCGCGAAACATCGCTAGCGTCAGGGTCGGTTTTTGGGAAGCCAGCCACCCGGCGCCGCAGCGCCAATCGCTGCAAGCCCCGACAAACCGCTGCTTTTTTCGACCGCGCATCGTGGCCGCTGGACCCCGCATGGAGTCCAGGATCCGGACCCCGCGCGGCATCCACGAACCTGGACACCCGCCCTTCATGATGCTGAGCTTCGCCCCCGAGCGGATCGAGACCTGGCCGCTGGCCAAGCTGGCGCCCTATGCCGCTAATCCGAAGGCCCATGATGACGATCAGGTGGCGAAGCTCGCCGCCAGCATGGCGGAGTTCGGCTGGACGGTGCCTTGTCTTGTCGCGGAGGATGGCGAGCTGATCGCCGGACACGGCCGGGTCCTGGCCGCCACGCGGCTTGGCTTGACTGAGGCGCCCGTCATCGTCCTCGGCCATCTGAGCGAGGCTCAGCGGCGCGCCTACCGGATCGCCGACAACAAGCTTACGGAACTCGGCAGCTGGGATCAGGCGCTGCTCTCCGGAGAGCTTCAAAGCCTGCTGGCCGATGATTTCGACCTATCGCTAGTCGGGTTTTCCGACGGCGAACTCGACAAGCTTCTCGCCTTCGATCCTGAAGCGGCCGAGGGAGGCGCGCAGGCCAGTGGGTCGACGCCGCCGCTGACGATTCCCGAGCCGCCCCGCAATCCGGCATCGCGCACGGGCGATCTTTGGATCCTCGGCGACCACCGGCTTCTTTGCGGTGACAGCACCAGCCACGCTGATGTGCGCCGCCTGATGAATGGCGAGCGCGCCGTGCTGTTCGCAACCGATCCGCCCTATCTCGTGGACTATGATGGCTCGAACCATCCGACCCGGAACAAGGACTGGTCGGAGTCCTACGGCGTGACGTGGGACGACAGTTCTCAGGGCGCCGAGCTCTATGACAATTTCATCGCAGCGGCTGTTGCTGAAGCAATCACCGATGACGCCGCCTGGTACTGCTGGCACGCATCACGGCGGCAAGCCATGCTGGAGGCGTGCTGGGAGAAAGCCGGCGCCTTCGTCCATCAGCAGATCATCTGGGTGAAGGACCGTGGCGTTCTCACCCGGTCGCATTACCTGTGGAAGCATGAGCCCTGCTTCATGGGCTGGCGTCGCCCGAACCGTCCGCCGAAAGTGGCGGAGGAGACGCTGCCATCGACCTGGGAGCTGCCGAGTTTCGCGAGAGACGAGCGCCCGGACCACCCGACGCCGAAACCGCTCGACGCCTTCGGGATCCCGATGCGCCAGCATGTGGCGCGTGACGGGCTCTGCTACGAACCATTCTCCGGCTCCGGCTCGCAGATCATGGCCGGTGAAGCGAATGCTCGCCGCGTCTTCGCGATGGAGATCAGCCCGGCCTATGTCGATGTCGCCGTGGAGCGGTGGCAGGCGCAAACGCGCGGCACCGCGATCCTTGAAGGTGACGGACGAAGCTTCGACGTCATCAAGGCCGAGCGGCTTGGCGCAAACCCGACAACGGATGCGGCATGAAGCAGTCTCGACACATGTCGCTGGTGGAGTCGCTTGCCAACGTCGCTGTCGGCTACGGCATCGCCGTGCTGGCCCAGATCACAGTCTTTCCGTTTTTCGGGCTCCACGTGTCGCTCGCCGACAATCTCGTGATGGGCGCGGTGTTCACCATCGTCTCGATCGCAAGGTCGTTCACGTTGCGCCGCGTGTTCGAGGAATTGCGTGTGAGGTCTGAACGAAGAAGCGCCGCCAAGCTTTGATGCCAGACGGCGCTTCTCGTTGATGCGTCATTCGATCCTGTAGACCCGCCCCCGACCGTCGATCTTCTCCGAGGTCACTTCAAGACCCAGCTTCTTCTTGAGAGCGCCGGCAATCGCGCCGCGCACCGTGTGCGCCTGCCAGTCGAATGCTGCGACGATCTCCTCGATGCTGGCGCCTTCGGGACGCCGGAGCATTTCGATGAGCTTGGCCTGCTTGCTGTCTCCGCGCGTGCGCGTTTTGGCTGTGCGGTCAATCTCAGGGGCCGTGTGCGGCTTGGGTTCCTCGCCAGCCTCGCTGTGGGCGTTCTCCGGCTCGATGCCAATGGCGGCAAGCCCTTGCTCGGTGATTGCGAGGGTGACGCCATGGCCGTCGCCGGTTTTGCGCCAGACCGGTTCGCCAATACGCGGGTCAGCGTCGATTTCTTCGAGCAAGCCCTGCTTGAGCAGCGAAGAAACAACTTTTTGTGCCGCGCCGCCCTTGAGGTTCTGCGGCAAGGGTAGCGCGAGCAAGTTCGCGCGCTGGGCAGCGGCGGTGAGAATGACGAGCTGCGTGTCGGAAAGCTTCATGGTGGGATCCTTCTGGTCTGGGCGGCGTCCGCGACCATCGCGCCGCTGCTAGGACCCCAAGCCCCGCCGGCGATGCCGGTCGGGGCCGAGAGCGCGCTGGGCGCTCGTCAGTCGGCGTATTCGCCTTCCTTGAAGGCGCTGTCGGTGATGCGCTTCAGCAGCTCTGCGTAATGGGCAAGGGTTCCGACATGCCCCCAATGGATCTCCTCAGGGGCGTAGTCGAAATGGTCATCGCTGAGCGCCTGCAGGCGTGCGAGCGCTGCGTCGATTTCGGCCTTCCTGGCGAGGAAGGCGTCGAGGGCGGTCTGCTTGGCGGCGGTCTTGGTCATGGCGCTCTCCTGCGCTTGATTGTGGCTCCATACAGGCTCTGATCGACGCACCTAGCAAGGCGATAAGCACATCATTTCATTGCTTTTTTGGCTGCCAACAGCCCGAATGGCAGTGGTCGCCTGGGTGTTCGGCCTTGCCAAATTTTGCCAAAGCGCCTATCTTGCCGGCATGAGCACGATGAACATTTCCCTGCCGGAATCGCTCAAGTCCTTCGTGGACGAGCAGGTGACCACGCGCGGCTTTGGGACGAGCAGCGAATATGTGCGCGAGCTCATTCGCAAGGACCTCGATCGGCAGCGTCTGCGTGGCTTGTTGCTGCAAGGCGCCCAGTCGGCGCCGGCTGCAACGGCAGATGACGGCTATTTCGAGGGTCTGCGCGCCAGGGTCCGCAGCAATCGAGCGACGTGACCGCCAAGCCGGTCATTCCGCGCGAGCTTGCCAACCAGGACATCGAAGAGGCGCTCGACCACTATCTCGACCAAGGCGGTGAAGCCGTCGCCTTGGGGTTCGTCGACGCTTTGGAGCGAGCCTACCAGCATGTCGGTCGGCACCCCGCAAGCGGCTCCAACCGCTATGCCCATGAGCTCGATTTGCAGGGCCTCAAGTTCTGGCCGCTGAAGCGCTATCCCTATCTCGTGTTCTACATCGAGCGCGAGACCCACATCGACGTCTGGCGCGTGCTCCATGCCGAGCGCGACATCCCTGCCTGGATGAAGGATCCGGACGTCACCTGACGTCAGGACCTATCCATGAAGGGCATGAGCGAGCGCCAATACGCGGCCCATGTCGGGCTGTCGCGTGGCGCGATCCAGAAGGCCAGGCTCGCAGGCCGGCTTGTTCTGCTACCAGACGGCTCGATCGACGCGGCGGCCAGTGACGCGCGCCGCGCTGCCATGACGGACCCGTCGAAGCAACGTTCAACGCCGAGCGCCACGAAGCTGAGGCCTGTCCCGGATGCCGCCCTCTCGGCGGTTGGCGACACGCTGCGGGAGAATGGCATCGCGACCCCGTCCAACGGTGGCGGGACGACCTTCCTGCAAGCCAAGACCGCCAATGAGGTGCTGAAGGCGCAAGAGCGCCGCCTCAGGCTTCAGAAAATGAAGAACGAGGTGGTCGACCGGTCACGAGCGACTGCGCTGGTGTTCCGCCTCGCGCGCGAGGAGCGCGACACATGGGTGAATTGGCCCGCGCGCATCGCAGCCCTGATGGCGGCCGAACTCGGCGTCGAGGCGCATCCAATGCAAAAAGTTCTGGAGACGCATGTCCGCGCCCATCTCGCCGAGCTTGCCGAGCTCCGACCCGAATTCCGCTGACGCGGACCTTCGGTTCGTTGAGGCTTTCGCCTTCGAAGGCGCTGACGAGCTTTGGAGATCATGGCGCGACGGGCTTACGCCCGATCCACTTCTCACGGTTTCGGAATGGGCTGACCGCCATCGCTTTTTGAGCCCACGTGCTTCGGCCGAGCCCGGGCGCTACAGAACAGATCGCACGCCCTACATGCGCGCGATCATGGACGCACTATCGCCGTCCCATCCCGTGCGGCGCATCGTCTTCATGAAGGCGGCGCAAGTCGGCGCGACGGAAGCAGGAAACAACTGGATCGGCTATGTCATCCATCACGCACCGGGGCCGATGCTCTCGGTGCAGCCGACGGTGGAGCTTGCCAAACGCTTCTCGCGCCAACGCATCGAGCCGTTGATCGCCGAAAGCCCGAGCTTACGCGAACGGGTCAAACCGTCCCGCGCGCGTGACGCCGGCAACACCGTCCTGTCGAAGGAATTCCCGGCGGGTCTTTTGGTCATCACCGGCGCGAACAGCGCCGTGGGCCTGCGCTCCATGCCGGCGCGCTATTTGTTTCTCGACGAGGTGGACGCCTATCCGCCCTCGGCTGATGAAGAAGGCGATCCGGTTGCGCTTGCTGAGGCGCGCACCAGGACCTTCTCGTGGCGATCGAAAGTGTTTCTCGCTTCGACGCCGACGATTCATGGCGTGTCTCGGATCGAGCGCGAGTTCGATGCGTCCGATCAACAGCGTTTCTTCGTGCCATGCCCGCATTGCCAACACCGGCAATGGTTGCGGTTCGAGAGGCTGCGCTGGGACAAGGGCAAGCCGGAGACGGCGCACTATATCTGCGACGCCTGCGATACACCGATCGAAGAGCATCACAAGATCGCAATGCTCGAAGACGGCGAATGGCGTGCGACCGCCGAGGCGACGGATCCCGGTACGATCGGGTTTCACCTCTCGGCGCTCTACTCCCCGGTCGGCTGGATGAGCTGGGCGATGATCGCCCGCATGTGGGAAACCTCGCAGTCGAGCGACGAAGCCAAGCGCAGCTTCAAGAACAGCGTTCTGGGCGAGACCTGGATCGAGACCGGAGACGCGCCGGACTGGCAGCGGCTCTATGAGCGCCGCGAGGATTGGCAGATTGGCACTGTGCCGAGCGGCGGCTTGTTTCTCACCGCCGGCGCCGACGTGCAGAAAGACCGGATCGAGGTTTCGATCTGGGCTTGGGGACGGGATCTGACGAGTTGGCTCGTCGATCACATCGTCATCGATGGCGGACCCGATAACCCAAAATGCTGGTCGGAATTGGCTAGCCTCTTGGAGCGAACTTGGCCTCACGCGCATGGCGCAAGGCTCGGCCTCGCCAAACTCGGGATCGACACGGGTTACGAGGCGTCTGCCGTCTATTCCTGGGCGCGTGCCATGGGACACGGACAGGTGGCGCCGCTCAAAGGCGTTGAGGGCTTCAATCGTGCCGCGCCTGTCGTCGGTCCAAGCTTTGTGGATGTGACGGAAGCGGGCAAAAGACTGCGCCGTGGCGCCCGGCTCTGGACCGTCGCGGTCGCTACCTTCAAGAGCGAGACCTATCGTTATCTGCGCCTTGCGCGGCCGACTGATGAGGACGTTCTCGCAGGCGCGCGCCATCCGGCCGGTTATGTGCACTTGCCGCGCGGACTTGAAGCGGAATGGGTCAAGCAGCTCGTCGCGGAGCAGCTGATCAGCGTGAAGACCCGTCGCGGGTTTCAGAAGCTCGAATGGCAGAAGCTCAGAGAGCGCAACGAGGTGCTCGACTGCCGGGTCTATGCGCGCGCAGCGGCTTGGATCGCGGGCGCCGATCGCTGGACCGATGAGAAATGGCGCGACCTGGAGGATCAGGTCGGGCCCGTGCCCGAACAGATACTGGATGTGAAACCCGACGCATCGATCGCAGCCGGTGTGCTGGCGCGTGCGCCCTCCATGGGTGGCAAGCGCCGGTCTGACTGGCTCTCGGGCGTCGACAAAGGATGGCTGCGATGAGCTGGACGACCACTGAACTCGATGCCCTGCGGCGCGCCTATGCCTCCGGCACGCTGCGTGTCAGCTACGAGGGCAAGACCGTCGAATACGGATCTGCCGCCGACCTGCTGTCGCGGATCCGCACGATTGACCGCGAATTGGCCGGGACTGCGATCGACCGCGCTCCCGTGGCCGGTCTTGCCGGTTTCGCGCGCGGGGATCGCTGATGGGCCGCGTGACCTGGCTTGATCGCGCTATCGGCTCGGTCGCGCCACGCACGGCGCTCAGACGGGTCCAGGCACGCGACAGTCTCGATGCCTTGGTACGCGGCTATGATGGCGCAGCCAAGGGACGACGGACAGATGGCTGGCGGAGTGCCGGCACATCCGCCGATAGCGAGATCGGGACCGCCGGCGCCCTGCTCCGGGATCGCATGCGCGACCTGGTGCGAAACAACCCGCACGCTGCAAAAGCGGTGTCGGTTCTCGTGAACAACATCATCGGCTCGGGGATCATTGCCCGTGCTGCGAGCGGCAATGACAAGCTCGACGCGCAGGCAACGGCCCTCTGGGAAGCATGGTCGACCCGCTGCGATGCTGACGGGCAGCTCGACTTCCTGGGGATCCAGACGCTCGCCTGTCGACAGATGGTCGAAGCGGGCGAAGTTCTGATCCGACGCAGACCGCGACGGGCAAGTGATGGGCTCGATGTACCGCTGCAATTGCAGCTCCTCGAAGCCGACATGCTGGATGCGGCCCGCAACGGCGATCTCGTCGATGGCGGGCGGATCGTGCAAGGCGTCGAGTTCAATGGGCTGGGCCAACGGCGAGCTTATTGGCTGTATGCGCAGCATCCGGGCGATACTGTCGTGACCACAAGGCGCCGGCTCGACAGCCTGGCGATCCCGGCGAGCGACATTGCCCATCTCTACGAGAAACAGCGTACCCAGGTCCGGGGCGTGCCGTGGGGCACGTCGGTGATGCGAGCGCTCCGCGATCTCGACGACTGGACGCAGGCAGAGCTCGTTCGCAAGAAGACCGAAGCCTGCGTGGTTGGGATCGTGCTTGGCGCCGATGAAGGCGAACAGGGCATTGCACCATCGGTTGTCGATGCCGACGGGAACCGGGTCGAGCAATTCGAGCCTGGCCTCATCGCCTATGCGCGCGGCGGCAAAGACATTCGCTTCAATCAACCGGCGACCACAGCCGGGGTCTCGGAATGGCTCCGGGCGCAGCTGCATATCGTGGCGGCGGGCTTTCGCATGCCCTACGAGCTGCTGACCGGCGACCTCAGCCAGGTAAACTACTCTTCCATTCGCGCTGGGCTCGTCGAGTTCCGCCGTCTGATCGATGCGGTGCAATGGCAAATCATCATCCCGATGCTCTGCCAACCCAGCTGGGACTGGTTCACCGAACAAGCCTGGGCGGCAGGTAAGCTGCCGCAGCCCCGCATTCCGGTCGAATGGTCGCCACCGCGCTTCGAGGCGGTCGATCCGCTCAAAGACGCCATGGCGGATCTTCTCGCCATGCGCTCGGGCACCATGACGCTGGCGCAGGCCATCGCCCGGCAAGGCCACAACCCTGACGCGGTGCTGGCGGAGATGGCCGCCATGAACGCCAAGCTCGATGCGCTTGGGCTCGTTCTCGACAGCGATCCGCGCCGCGTTACCAAGACCGGTGTGATGCAAGCCGATCCGGCTTTCACCTCTACCTAAGGACAATCACATGCATGGCACGATCGAACTGCCGGCCCTGCGCCGCGCAGCCGACCTGTTGCCGGCCACGATCGATGAGCAGGACCGCTCCATCGAAGTGGTCTGGTCGACGGGCGCAAGGGTCCGAAGGCAGCCGTTGTTCGGCGAGCCTTTCGACGAAGAGCTCAGTATGGATCCTGGCAGCGTGCGGCTCGACCGACTGAACGCCGGCGGCCCGCTGCTTAAGGTCCACGATACCCGAACGCTTGATGCGGTCATCGGGTCGGTCGTGCCCGGCTCCGCCCGGATCGATCAGGGGCGCGGCGTCGCGCGCGTGCGCTTCAGCGAGCGCGAAGATGTCAGCGCCATCTGGGCCGACGTCCAAGCGGGCCATCTGCGTGCCGTGTCCATTGGCTACCAGGTCCACCGCTTCGAGGTCAGTCGACCCGCCAATGCGCCCGAAGTCTGGCGCGCGGTTGATTGGACCCCATTCGAGATTTCCGCGGTCCCGGTCGGGGCCGATCCGGCGGCCGGCTTCCGTTCGGTTGACCCGCTGAGCCCTTGCGTCGTGGACCGGGACGACGCCTCCACCAAAGAGAGGATTTCCATGGACGAGACCAGTGTGACCACGACGGCGGCGCAGTCGGCGCCCGAACCCGTCACCCGTGCAGCCGAGGCCGCGCCCGATACCAAAGCCATCATTGCGCAGGCGCAGAGCGCCGAACGGGAAAGGGTCGGGACGATCTATGATCTTGCCGGTCGCCTGGGCTTGGAGCGCAGCATGGCCGAGGACCTTGTCACCCGGGGTGTCGCTATCGACGAGGCGCGGCGCATCATCCTCGACAAGGTCGCGGACGCGGCTGAACAGTCGCGGACCTTCCCGCATGTTTCCGTACCCCTTGGCGGACGCGATGAGCGCCTGACGCGCCGCGAGGCCGTTGCCAATGCGCTCCTGCATCGCTACAGCCCGACGCTGTTCGCACTCAGCGATCCGGCACGCGAGTATCGCGGGATGACACTCCTGGAGCTGTCGCGGGAGTTTCTCGCTTCCTCTGGTGTCAATGTGCGGGGTATGTCGCGGGACGAGATCGCGACCCGCGCTCTGCACTCGACCTCGGACTTTCCCGAAGTGTTGTCAGCGGTCACCAACAAGACACTGCGCCAGGCTTACGACGTATATCCGCGCACTTTCACGCCATTCTGTCGCCAGGTTCTGGCAACCGACTTCAAGGCGATGCATCGTGTGCAGATCGGTGAGGCGCCGCAGCTGCTCAAGGTCAGCGAAGGCGGCGAGTTCAAGCGCGGCACCATCGCTGAATCGAAGGAAAGCTATCGCATCGAGACCTATGGTCGGGTGGTTGCGATTACGCGCCAGGTCCTGATCAATGACGACCTCGACGCCTTCACGCGCATTCCGGCGATGTACGGCACGGCAATCGCCACGCTTGAGAGCGACGTGGTCTGGGGCATCATCACCGCCAACGCCGCGATGGCCGATGGCGTGACCTTGTTCCATGCGACCCACAAGAATCTGGCCGGTACAGGGGCAGCGCTCAGCGTTGCGGCGATCGGCGAAGGTCGCGCCTCGATGGCCAAGCAGACGGGGCTCGACAAGAAAACGGTGCTCAATATCCGGCCGAGCTATCTCATCGTGCCGGCGGCTCTCGAACTTGCGGCTGAGCAGCTCGTCGCTCAGAACCTTCTGCCGGCGAAGACGCTCGACGTCGTTCCCCAGTCGATCCGCACGATCACGCCAATCTCCGAGCCGCGTCTCGACGCGGTCAGTGCGGGAGCATGGTATCTCGCAGCCAATCCCGCGCAGATCGACACGATCGAATACGCCTATCTCGAAGGCCAGCAAGGCGCTTACATCGAGACGAGGAACGGCTTTGACGTCGATGGCGTGGAGATCAAGTGCCGCCTCGATTTCGGCGCCAAGGCAATCGACTGGCGCGGTCTCTACAAGAACAACGGCGCCTGACGCCTATCCCCATCAACATCCGAACGAGAACGGGCGGCCCCTGCGGCGGCAGCCGCAAATCTCTACGACCGCCCGCCCTTCGTCTTTTGGAGAGGAGTTTTCCATGAAGAACTATGTGCAGCCCGGCAAGACGATCACACTTGCGGCGCCCTATGCCGTCTCTGCAGGAGATGGTCTGCTGGTCGGCGCCATCTTTGGCGTGGCGACGGCAAGTGCCGCTATCGGCGAAGCGGTCGAAGCCGCGCTGGTTGGTGTCTTCGACCTCAAGAAGGCCGCATCCCAGGCATGGGCCGTCGGCGACAAAGTCTACTGGGACAACACGGCGAAGGAGACCACCAAAACAGCGACCAGCAATACGCTGATCGGTGTGGCGGTCGAGGCCGTCAGCAATGGCGCCAGCGACACCGTCGGCCGCCTGCGGCTGAACGGCAGCTACTGAGTAAGCGCGACCGCGATTGATCATGGCGCCCCCAGAAGAAAGCGATCCACCCGATTTGCACTGGACCATCGACCGTCGCATTCCGCTTGCGCTCATCACCACGCTACTCGTGCAGTTCGGCGGGTTCGTCTGGTGGTTCTCGTCGGTCGAATCCCGCCTGACGGTGAAAGAGCAGCGGCTGGCGCGCGTCGAGCAGCGTCTCGATGAGGACCAGCGGGCGATCTCAGCGATCGTGGAGCGACTGGCGCGCATTGAAGAACGTGCAAACGCGCAACTCGAGCTGCTCAGGCGGATCGATGGGCGTCTGCAGGAGCGTCGGCAATGACGGCTTTCGACACCGCACTCGGGAGCCTCTTTGCTGACGACAACCTTGCCCAGTCCGGGATCTGGCGTAGTGGGGGTCAGATAGCGGGACATCCTGTGCGGATCCAGCGCGTGCAACCGCAACCGGTGTTCGAGATCAGCGGCGCCAAGCTTGTCCAGGACGCTACACTCTTCGACATCCGCGCTGAAGAAGCTTCAGAGATTGCCGAGGGCGACACGCTCGAAGTGTCGGGCGTCATCTATCGCGTGCAAGCGCCGCCGGTATCCACGATGGATGGCCGCATCCTGCGGCTTGATGTGGTCGTGCTATGAGGCTTGACCTCCAGATCGAGGGGGATCTGAACAAGATCCTTGGCGATGAAGCTCGTGTCGCGGAGGCGGCTGTCACGGCGGCCGTCCGAAAGGCGGGCGAGAGTTTAAAGAGCGAGTTGCGCGCGCAGGTCGCGGGCGCAGGCCTTGGACGACGCCTCGCAAACGCCTTGCGCTGCAATGTCTATCCCGAACGTGGTGAGAGCCTCAGCGCGGCAGCGTGGGTCTTTGCCCGCCCCGGTAAGGGCGGGCGCGGTGGCGCGGCCGATATCATCGCAGCCTTCGAGGAAGGCACGCTGATCCGGCGTAGCGGCGGACGTTATCTCGCCATCCCGACCGAAAACGTGCCAATGAAGGGTGGCGGGCGCCGGATGACGCCGAACGACATGCAGAGTGGGACGAAGTTCGGCGGTTTTGGTCGCGATCTCGAAGTCGTCCCGACCAACCGCCCCGGCGTGCTGTTGCTTGTGCTGCCAGTCGTTCGTGCCATGAACGGCCGAACGCTGCGGCCGGCAACCGGTCGCCGCATCAAGGCAGGCCGCAACGTCGAGTGGGTTCCGATGTTCATCCTGGTGCGCCAGGTTCAGATGCCACGCTTGCTGGATTGGCGTGGACCAGCGGAAAGCTGGGTGAACCGGCTGCCGGATCAGGTCGTGCGGGAGTGGGAGGCGCGTGATCGCGCGAGCCGAGATGCCCAGTAAACGCGAACTCGTGCTCCAGGCCCTTCATGCCCGATTGACTGCTGTTCCTCTCGCCAAGGTTGAACGGAACCGTCTGCGACCGGAGAGGATCCCGCCAGAGGGGCTGATCATTCTGCGCGACGGCGAGATCGGCGAGCCTGAGGTTCTGCTATCGCCGCTTAGCTACATCTGGACCCATGCGGTGCGCCTTGAGGTGTTCTCGGCATCCGGGGATCCCGACGCGCATCTCGACACGTTGCTCACGTCCATCGCCACCGTCCTCGGCGTTGATCCCGCCTTGGGCGGAGAAATCGATCAGATGGAGTTTGGTGCGCCGGACTTTGACGGCGCCGCGCCGGAAGGCGGGCCCGACGTCAAGGCTGCTATCGTTCCCATCCGCCTCGTCTACGAGACGAGCAATCCGCTGACCTGACGCGTCTGCCTCCCAGACGCAGTTCCCAAAACTTTGAACCAGAAAGAGGAGACCCGGCATGGCGCTTGGTTTCGGTGCAAATGCGCGCCTGATGGCAGCCTATGAGACGACCTACGGAACACCACCGTCCGATGGCTATCACCGGCTTGGCTTTTCGCGATACGGGCTATCCGCCCGCCAGCCCCTGCTCGAAAATGATCTGCTTGGTGAGGGACGCGATCCCGCGCCCGCGGTGCTTGGCGCTCTTACCTGCGACGGAGAAGTCGCAGTGCCCTGCGATGCGCGGCAGATCGGCTTCTGGCTGAAGGCGCTGCTGGGGGAGCCGACCACGACGGGCACGACAAATTTCACGCATAGCTTCCAGTCCGGCGGCGCTACCATCCCAAGCCTGTCGCTTCAGGCGATCAACCCGGATGTCCCGCTGCGGCGCACGCATTTTGGCGCCCGCGTTGATAGCTTCACGCTGCCGCTCCGCCGCGACGGCCTAACCAGCGCCACCCTATCCCTCATCGCGCAGGGAGAGAGCACGGACAATGTCGATCGCGACCTGACGCCGGTGAGTTACAACGCACTGCGCTTCGGCTCCTTCCAGGGAACGATCCGGCGCAATGGCACAGCCATGGGGCGCGTTGTCTCAGCAGAGATCGTCTATCGCAATGGTCTCGACCGTATCGAGACGATCCGTTCTGACGGGCTGATCGACAGCGCTGAGCCGACGGTCGCCGCCTGCACAGGTAATATCGTGGTCCGCGTGGACGGGACGACGCTGATCGATGCTGCGACGGCAGGAACGCCAATGGAGCTCGATTTCGGTTATGTGCGCGACGCCAATACGAGCCTGATTTTCACCGTTCATGAGGCGGTGCTGTCGCGCCCCTCAGTGCCGATCGAAGGCCCGTCCGGCATCCAAGTCACCTTCGAGTTTCGCGGCGCCAAGGATCCAACGCTCGGACGCATGCTAACTGCCATCCTCAAGAATGATGTCGCCGCCTATGGAGCCACGCCATGATCCGCCTTGGTCTCAAAGCCGAGCCCTATTGGCTCGATCTGCTGCCTGGTGTGCGGCTCAAGGTCCGTCCATTCGGGACGGCGCTCTTCTTTGCCGCCCAATCCGCCATGGTGCGGGTCGATACCGAGGGCGAGACGGCCAGCGAAGTCATCGACGCTCTGCGCGGCGTCGCCTTCATCAAAGCGCTCGCCCGGCTCTCAATCATCGATTGGGAGGGGATCGCCGACGATAAGGGCGCCCCGGCGCCGGTCACCCCTGACGCCGTCGAAGCTTTGATGGAGATCTGGCAAGCGGCCGCCGCTTTCGAGCGGATCTATGCACGCCCGATTGCGGAGATTGAAGCCGAAAAAAACGCCTGAGCGCCCGCGCCGAATGGCATTTCGGCGGCGGGCCCACCTATTGCTCAGCTTGCCCCGGGCGCTGCCCCGAATGTCCCTATGAACGCGATCAACCAGCCACCGCTGAGGGCTGGGAAGTCTGGGACCTTCTGGAACGTTGCACAGGGCAACTTCGTATGGGGCCTGCGGGCCCTGTTGGGCTCGATTTCGGGGCCGTATTTCTCATGGGTGATGCGCTCGGCGTAAGCCGACCAGCGCTCGCCGAACTCCTGCCCGCAGCCGAAGCCGGCCTTATGCGTGGCCTCACAAAGCGAAGCGACAAGAGCGAGGATGGCGAACCGTAACATCTCGGTCCGACTGCAGGTCGATGGCGGGCGCTTTAAGGCCGAATTGGTCGAAGCGGGTCGTACCGGCCAGCAGGCGCTCAAGACCATCGAGACGGCGGCGCGCGATGCTGGCAATGCTCTCGAGCGGACCGGCGCCTCCGCGCAAAAGGCGGACCGGGAACAGGAGAAGCTCGCCCGTTCCGCCGAGCGCCTAAAGCGTCAATACGCCGAGGGCTATCAGGCAGCCCAGGAACAGGGCCGCGCAAGCGCCCTGCTCGGCAAAGGGCTGCTGACGCAGGGCGAGTATGCCAGCGTCGTTGAGGGCATCGGGCGCAAATTCACCGCTGCCGGCACGCAGGCGCGCAGCTTTGGCCAGGCTGTCGAGACACAGGGCCAGCAGGCCCGCATCACAGCACGGCAGTTGGCTCAGCTGCAGCCGCAGCTGAACGATATCTTCACGACGCTGACGACGGGCATGAGCCCGTTGACCGTGGCCCTACAACAGGGTCCGCAGATCACCCAGATCTTTGGTGGGATCGGGGCGACGTTCCGGGCAATCCCGCCGGTGGCGCTTGGCGCGGCGGCTGCCTTGGCTGCGGTCGGCATTCCGCTCGCGATCATTCTCTCTCGCGCGACCGATCTTGCGGCCGAAAGCCGGACCTTCAACGTCGCGCTTGCCGCCATGGGGCGCCAGGGCCAGACGACTGCCGGGCAGCTCAACGAACTCGTCGAGAAGCTGCGCGATGTCGGCGTCGCGCGTGATGAAGCACGCTCGGCAGTCTCGACCCTCGTTCGCACGCCGAACCTTCCGGGCGCGGAGATCCCGCGTCTGGCGAGCATGGCGCCGGATCTGGCGGCAGCGATGGGGACCGGCGCCAGTGACGCGGCTCGCCAACTCGGCGAACTAGCCACGGGCGGCTATGACGCAATCATCAAGCTGGATCGGGCGCTGAATGGGTTCCTGAACCCTTCCCAGCGCGAGAATATCCGCCTTCTCGCTGAGCAAGGCGAGAAGTCACGCGCCTATGGCATCGCGATTGCAGCGCTGCAGGAGCGCATCCGGGGACTGAACGAGCAGTCGCTTTCGCCCACCGAGAAGTCGATCAACGACATCAGCCGTGCCTGGGACCGCCTTGTCGACAACCTGGCGCGCGGCGCAATCGGCCGGATCACGCTGCAGGTCGTCGAAGGCGCGATCTCCGGCGCAGCCAATCTGCTTGCCCCATCCCAGCCGCGTGTACGCGATCCCCTCGCTGAAGCTGAGGATGCGCTGCAGATGGCGGTAGAGCGGCTCGACCGCTTCAACCGCGAGACCCGGCTCTACAGAGACCCGAATGCAGAAGTGGTCATTCCGGGCTTTGGCTACGGGTCCCCCAATGCCGTAAGGCTTCAAGTCCAGGAGCAGGTCGAGGCCGCACGTGCGGAGTATGAGCGGCTTCGGCAAGCTGCTGAACAGGCGCAGGCCCGCGCTCAAGCGCAAGCCCAGTCGCCCGTGGTTGCAGGTTCTGCCGCTAATGCGCCACAGCCCCTGGCGATCGGCGAAGAGACCGCACGCCAGATCGCCGATCTCGAACGACGCCAACGGATCTACAACGCAGCGCCCGCCCGCCGCCCTCTTGTGGAGGCGGAGATCCAGGCGGAGATCACGGCGCGCGAGCGGAATCTCAATGCGCTGGAGGCGGAAGCGCTCAAGCGCCGCATGGTTGCTGACGCGGCGGCCCAGCAGCGCCAACAATACCAGGACCAGACACGCGAACTGGAGATCCAGAGCCGCTCTACGCTCGCCGTGGCGGATGCCTATGGGCAAGGCCAATCGGCAGTCATCCGTGCCGAGGCGGCCCGGCAGGCGGCAGTCGAGGGCTATCGCAACGGGATCAATGAGACGGCGAGAACGGAGGAAATCCTCCGGACCCGCGTCCTCGAAACTGTCGAAGCGCAGGCGCGTGCGGCCTTCCAGGCGGAACTGTCCGCCCAAAGCGCACGCAGGCTCGCGGAAGCCGAGGCACAGGGTACTGCAGCCGTCCAGCGCGCAGAGGTGGCCGAGCGCTCCTTGGCGGCAACGCGTGACGCGCGCGCGGCCCTGTCTCTTGCCACGGGCGCCGCCGAAGAACGCCTGCGCGCATCGATTGAAGCAACGACCCGTGCAATCGAAGCGCAGGCCGCAGCTGAACGCGCACGCGCGTTGGCCCGCGAGCGACGCACATCGACCAATGACCGGGACATCGCGGAACGGGAGGCGCAAGCCGCCCGCCTCAGCGATCCTGCCGAGCGACGCGCTGCGGAACTCGCCATCGAACGTGAGCGTCGCATGCAGAACATGCGTGAGCGTCTTGGTGGCGTCGACGAACAGGTGCTCCAAGCGCAGGACGCTGCTGCTGCGTTTCGCGAGCAGGCGCGCTACTTCAACGATATCCGCGATCAGGCAAAGAGCCTGTCGAGCGATATATCGAACTTCCTGGTCGACGGCTTCGCCAATGCAGGTAAAGCCGGAAAGAGCGTCTTTGCCAACCTTGCCGAAGGGGCGGTCGGCTTGTTCCGACGCATGGCTGCACGCATTGCTGCGACGCTGATCGAGCAAAAATTCATCTTGCCGATCACCACGCAAATCGTGGGCGCATTTCCGAGCCTATTCGGAGTGGTGGCGCCGCAAGCCGCTGCGCAGGCAGGTGCAGGCGCTGCTGCTGCAAGTACTGGCGGTGGGTTCTTTGATGGGATCTTCAATTGGATCTCCGGCCTCTTCGGCGCTGCGCATGCCGGTGGCCTGGTCGGTATAGCGCCATCCCATACCCGGTTGGTGGCGCTCGGCGCCTTTGCGGGAGCCGAGCGCTTCCACGCAGGCGGCATGTTGGGTTTACGGCCAGATGAGGTGCCCTTCGTAGGTCTGCGCGGCGAGGAGGTTTTGACGCGTAGCGACCCGCGTCACCGCTGGAACGCTGATCGTCTCGATCGAATGCGGATGCCGACGCCAGCGAATGATGTGCAGGTCAATGTCTACGACATGCGCATCGGTCGCGATCAGCCGCCTGCGCGCACAGAGCAGCGTCGCGGGGCCGACGGTAAAAGGGAAATCGCGGTCTTCATCGAAGACAAGATCGATGAAGCAATCCGAAGCGGTCGCCTCGATCGGGCGCAAGGCGAGACCTACGGCTCGCGGCGCATGACCAAGCGGGTGTGAAGGATGGCCAATATCGTCTGGCCCTCGAGCCTCCCGCAGCGCCCGACCGTCGGCGGGTACCAGGAGCGCTTTGCTGACACGGTCTTGCGCACGGCCATGGAAACTGGGGCCGCCAAGACCCGGCGCCGCTTCACGGCAGCGCCACGCCAGATCGAGGTGACCTTCCGCGTCAACGCGGCGCAGGCCTCCACCCTGAAAACCTTCTTCGAAGACACGACCGCCGGTGGCGCCTTGCCCTTTGAATGGGCGCACCCGCGCGAGGGGACGTCAGCGGAGTTTCGTTTCGTCGAAGCGCCCCGCGTTTCGGCTGTCACGGGGACGCTGTTTTCGATCGCGATCAAACTGGAGCAGATGCCGTGAGGACGATATCGCCCGAAGCACGGTCGGCGGCGCATGCCGAATCCTCCGACAAGGCCTGGCTCGTCCTGCTTGAAATCACGGCGACAAGTCTTTCAACGCCCATCCGTGTCGCCAATGACAATGTCGATGTCATTCATCAAGGCTGGACCTTCATTGGCTATCCCTTCGAGGTGGAACTGCCGCCCGAAAGTCAGGACCGCCCGATGATCGCGCGCATCCGCATCGACAATACGGAGCGGCTGATCGTGAACGAAGTCCGCACCATCAGCGAGCCTCCAAGCGTGACGCTTCGCGTGGTCCTGGCCGACCAGCCCGATGTGATCGAGGTCGAATATGCGGGCATGCGGCTGCGCAATGTCACCTGGGACGCCGGTGAGATCTCGGGCGACCTGGTCTACGAGGACATCCTCTCCGAGCCTGTCTGCGAGCAAATGACGCCGGCGCGATTTCCGGGGGCGTTCTGATGACGGAATTGCCCGACTGGGTCTCCGCCTATGTCGGCCTGCCCTTCAAGGAGGGTGGGCGCAATCGGGACGGGCTCGACTGCTACGGGCTGCTGCGGCTCGTCATCAACGAGCGCTTCGGCGGCGCCGTGCCGGAATACGAGGGCATTGCCTACCGACCCGGCGAGGACAGTAGCCTGCTTGCCGCGCTGATGGATGAACGGATCCGCCTCTGGCGCCCGATCGCCATCGGGGAGGAGCAACCCGGCGACGGCGTTCTGCTGCGCGTCATGGGGCGCCCCATTCATGTCGGCGTCGTCGTGGCGCCCGGCTTCATGCTCCACATCGAAAAGAACTGCGACAGCATCCTCGAACGGTTCACGACTGCCTCCCGCTGGGAAAAACGCCTCCTTGGGTTCTACCGCCATGCCGCTTGATGCCACGCAGTTCGATACGCAGCTGCGCTGGACACTTGTCGCGCGCCCCTTTTCCACCGAGCGGGAGGAGCGCTTTGCGCCGGTCGGCCTCAGCCTTGCGCAGATGCTCGAAGCCTCGGACCTGCCGCAGCGCTACTGGCCCTATCTGCAGGTCTTTGTCGATGACGAGGAGGTACCGCGCGATTGGTGGGCCCGAGTTCGCCCCAAGCCCAATGCGCGGCTCTTTGTACGGGTCAACGCCATGGGCGGCGGTGGCGGTGGAGGCAAGAACCCGCTCGCTATCATCGGCGCCATTGCGGTCATCGCCTTTGCAGCCTGGGCAGCGCCAGCGCTCACGGCGGCGCTCTTTGGCGTCAACGTTGCTGCCGTCAATGCGGCAGGCGTCTTTACCGCCATGGGGCTCACCAAGCTCGTCATCGCCGGCGCCATCACCATGGTGGGCTCGCTGCTGGTCAATGCGATCGCGCCGACGCCCAATCCATCCCTGCGCGGCAATGATGCAGGGCTTTCGACACCGACCTACGCCATCACGGGGACGACCAATCGCCTCAACCCTTACGGCCCAATTCCCCGCGTCTATGGCACACGGCGGCTTTTCCCAATCCTGGCCGCAAAGCCCTACACCGAGACCATCGGCAATGAGCGCTACATGCGCCTGCTCTTGCTCGTGGGTTATGGCCCCCTCAAGATCGAAGATATCCGGATCGGGTCAACGCCGCTCTCGGCCTTTGATGGCGCAGAAGTCGAAATCCGTGAGGGCTGGCCGAGCGATCAGCCGATCACCCTCTACACACAGCGTATCGAGGAGGACGCAGTCTCCATCGCGCTGACAGCCTCGGGCGGCTGGCGCACCATCACCTCAAGGCCTGATGCGCGCGAGATCAATCTCGACCTTTCCTTCGATCGGGGGCTCGCCTTTTTCAACGATCAGGGCGGGCGTTCCAACGCGACGGTGGAATTCGATGCGGAATACCGCGAAGTCGGCGCCGCGGGTTGGCAGCCGATCCCCTGGAAAGCCGGTGGTGATGCGGGCTTTGAGACCGCCGGCAAGATTACGATTGTCGATTCCTCTTCCTCCCCGGTACGACGGGGTGGACGCTTTGACACGCCGGAGATCGGCCAATACGAAATCCGTCTGCGCCGGACCACGGCGGACGCCACCAACCCACGGCTGATCGACACCGTCACGCTCTCGGCGCTGCGCACCATCACCAACGACGCGCCCGTCACCATGACGGGTCTCGCCATGGTGGCGCTGCGGCTCAAGGCCTATGAGCAGATCAACAACCAGCTGCAGCAGATCAGCTGCCTTGCGAGTTCTTACCTGGAGGTGTGGAACGGCTCGAATTGGTCCTGGCAACTGACCCGCAATCCTGCCTGGGCCTATTGCGACATGCTGCGCCGGCGCGGCAACACGCGGCTTATCGGCGATGAGCGCATCGATCTGACTGCAATCCGCGCCTGGGCGGAGGCCTGTGAGACGCCAGCGCAGGATGGGCAGCCGAAATGGACTTTTGATGGCATCGTCGAAGGCGGTTCCGTCGTCGAGGCGCTGCGAGACATCGCCTCCCATGCGCGTGCGCGCTACGGCATTCGCGACGGCAAGCACTCCGTGGTGCGCGATATTCCGCAGAGCGTGCCGGTGCTGCACGTAACGCCGCGCAATTCATTCAACTATGTCGGCCGCAAGCAGTTCATTGACCTGCCGCATGCGCTGAAGGTCCGCTTTATCAATCCGGACAAGGATTGGCAGGAGGATGAGCGGATCGTCTATGCCGATGGCTATAGCGCCGAGAATGCTGCGCGCTTTGAGACCGTCGACATGATGGCCTGTACACGCGCCGAACAGGCCTGGCGCGAGGGGCGTTATCATCTGGCAGTGGGTCGCCTTCGGCCAGAGACCCATGAGGTCTATCAGGACGTCGAGGCGCTGCGCGCCACCGATGGCGACCTCGTCATGTTCGCCCATGACGTGATCCTGGTCGGTCTGGCGAGCGGGAGGATCAAGGCGCGGATCCTTGCCGAAGGGCTGGTGACGGGTCTGCTGCTCGATGAACCCGCGCCCATGGAGGCCGGTAAGAATTATGCGCTGCGGGTGCGGCGCGTGGACGGGGCGAGTCAGGTGCTACCGCTGAACACGGCGCCGGGTGATGCGCGGAGCGTCACGCTGGCCACGCACCTTCCCGAGACATTGGCGCCTGAACCCGGCGACCTCTTTCAGTTCGGCGAAGCGGGGCGCGAGGCGGCGCCCATGCTGGTCAAAGGGATCGAACCGGGCCCTAACCTTTCCGCCAAGCTGATCCTGATCCCAGCCGCACCCGGCGTTCACCAAGCCGATACCGGCCCAATCCCGGCATTCGACAGCTACATCACCCGCCCGGCGCAAATTGAACTGGTGCGCCCAGCGCCGCCGGTGATTTGGACCACCATTTCCGATGAGACCGTGCTGGTGCGCGGGCCCGATGGCAGGTCAGCGCCGCGCATTCTGGTCCGGCTCTACCCCCCTGGCTCCGATGCCACCAATGCGCCAGACGGGATCGAAATCCGCTACCGGGAGACCGGCAATACCGGTCCATGGGGCTCAGTGCCGACGCAGCCCGCCGATACGCTGACCGTCGCCATTCAGCCGGTCGAGGATGGCAAAAGCTACGATCTGCGCCTGCGCTTTGTGGCTCGGAACGGGATCGCCTCCGACTGGACAGAGGTGCTGGCGCACCAAGTTGTGGGACGCACTACGCCACCGGCAGATGTCGGCGGCTTTGCCGCGGAACGGCGAGCGGACGGTGTCCAGCTATCATGGGAGCCGGTCTCGGCGCTCGATCTTGTCGGCTACGAAATCCGGATGGGCGCATCCTGGGATACCGGGACCATTGTCACCACCCGCCATCGCGGCACGACGCTCTTTGTCGCCCTAGCCGATGCTGGAGAGCGGGTGTTTCACATCAAGGCCGTCGACGAAATCGGCCTTGTGAGCCCTGCGGCCAGTAGCGTCGCGGCGGCCGTCGCACCACCCGACAATGTGGCGGCGTTCGATGTCATCCCGCAGGGTGACCATGTCCGGGCCTCCTGGGAGCCGGTCGAAGGAACGGGCATCGAATACGAACTTCGCGCAGGAACGACCTGGGGCACGGGACGCTTCGTTGGACGGGCCGCCGGCAACCACCTTGTTGCCCTTTGGCCCATCCGCGAAGCGACGGATGAGACCTTCTGGCTCAAGGCCATCTCCTCAGCCGGGCTCTATAGCGAGGGCGCCGCCTATGCGACGACAAGGCTGGCGCCGCTCACCGGACGCAACGCCGTGCTGGTTAGCGATCGCCAGGCGCTGGGATGGCCAGGCGTCACGCAGGGCATGGAGATCATCGGCGGCAATCTGCTCGCCCTTGCGCGCAGCGGCTCGACGACCATCGCGCGCGGCGAATATGTCTTTCCCGTCTCCTTCGGGCGGACATGGCGGGCGCGAAACTGGATCGAAGCGCATGTCGGCACGACGCCGGCTGACGACCTGATCTGGGACACTGCGGGCTTCGCCTGGCAGGATCCGGAGGCCTCGTCTGCTTGGCTGCCACTTGGCGACGTGGACGGGGCGACGCTCCGCAGCCAAATCGCGGTCGAGGCGCCCCTTGCCAACGATCTAATCGAAGGCTTTCGGCTGGCAGGCGCGCTGACAGGCACACGCGGACAGAACTCGGCGCAGGCACAGAACCTGGCCTATGCGCCGGCGCGCTTTGATCAGGGGCTGAAGGTCGGAGGTGGGACCAAGGCTGGCTGGTCGATCGCCATCCCCTCGGAATTCTCGACCACCTTCGATGTTCGGCTTGACCAGATCCTTGACGAGCCGACCGTCTATCTCGCGCTGACTGGCACTGCCGGCACGCTGCGGCTGATCTGGTCGCCCGAGGATAGCGCCTTTGCGCTGGAGGATGATCACGGCCAGCGCGTGACCGCAGCCCTGCTCCGCCGCTCGGGTGACATCATCACCTTCGGTATCTGTCAGACACCGACGACGCGCAGGCTCTTTGTCGCCTCAGCCCAGACCGGGCTTATCGCATCAGGTGCGGCGCCGCTCGCACCGCTTGGCGCCTTTACCGGCGCGCAGCTTCACCCCGCATAGGAGAACATCATGAAGATCGGCTTTGCCGAGCTTCTGGCCCGTCTGGGCCGGAAAGCCGGAACGGACGGCTTTTGCCTGCATGGACGCCTGGAGGCACGGCTCACCAAACCCGACGGCTCCGTCATCGTCCGGGTCAAAGACAACCTCATCGTCAATGCGGGCTTTAGCTTCATCGCGCAGTCGGTCGGTCTTTCCACCGGGCGCCCAGGCGTGATGAGCCATATCGCGGTGGGCACAGGCACGACGGCGGCCGCTGCGGCAAACACCGCCCTGGTGACTGAGCTTGCGCGCAAGGCAGCAACCTTCAGCCATACGGCGGGCACCAAGGTGTTTCAGTTCGAGGCGACCTTCAATGCGGGTGAGGCAACGGGCGCCATCACTGAGGCTGGCGTGTTCAACGCGGCCAGTGCCGGCACCATGCTGGATCGCGTCGTTTTCGCGGTCATCAATAAGGGTGCCGACGATACGCTGACGCAGCGCTTTACCTTCACGATGAGCTGATGCGTGCCGGTCACGATCACCACAACACCAGGTACGGCCTATGTCTGGGCAAATGCGGCCTTCAGCTGGGACGCGACCGAGGCCGGTAAGGCTTGGCAGGACGCCAGCGCCACAAGCTTTCTCGCTGAAGAAAGCGATGGTTTTCTGCTTGCGCCGTTGGAAGCACGCCTGCCAGTCATCAGTGACAGCGAGAGCCTTGGTCTTGCCGATGCGGATGCTTTCGCCGCCACAGCCAGCGTAGCGGAGTCCCTCTCTCTTTCCGAGACCTACATCGATCTCATCGCGTTCATTCTGACGGCTGGGGAGTCAATCGGCATCGGCGAAACCGCACCGCGCCAAATCACTCAGTCGCCCTTCGCTGAGCTGCTCGGGCTGGTCGACAGCGTGTCAAAGAACCCCATCACTATTACCAATGAGACATGGAGCACGCTCGAACAGGATGCCGCCTTAATAGGGCAAGCCATCGCTGAGAGCGCGGAGTTTATTGAACAATCCGCACACGATGCGGCTACACCCCGAAGCAGCACGCTCACGCTCGGAGAGCTTCGTGGCGCTGAGGCGATCCAGAGCAGCCTTCGCAGCCTCGCCTTCGCGGAGACCTACACTGATCTGATTGCCTTCGTCGCGCAGATAGCCGAGCAGATCGCAATTGCAGATGCGCGCGGCAACGTAACCACCAAGCTGTCGTTCGAACAGCTAGCGTTGCTGGACCGGATCCTTCGCGCCTCAGGGGCCGTCATCGCAGACCTCGCGTTCCGGACCACGGCACTCGATGACGAAGGTTTTGCGGCTCTCATCGCCGAGGCACGTCCTCTTGGGTTCAGCGCTTTTCGCGACCTGACACCTGGTGACTACGAATACGCGAATGCGCTTATTCGTTTGGCGCTCGCAGCGCCCAGCACATCGACCAGCCGGATCGCGCTGACCGATGCAAAGTTCATCGTGGATGTTCCGGATATCCGGGATCGCGGCACGGTTGCGGTTCCTATCGGCGGACTGACGGTCGCCTTCAGCCAGCCATTTAATGCACCGCCTGAAGTCCAGGCGACGTTCAAGGGCGGCGCGACCATCGCTGTGCCGCAGATCGGCACGATCACGACGAGCGGGTTCCAGCTGACCCTCATCAATCCTGCAACCCAATCCTCTGTGGCCGGCAACGCCAGCTGGGCCGCTGAAGGCTACTGACCGAGGACCGCATGGCCCAGACCTATCCCGATATCCCATCGACCAAGGCGGTCCGTGATAGCCGGCAGGATATCCTTGATCGTGACGAGGCGATCCGCTCGGCTTTCTCCGGCACGACCTTTCCCAGTACCAACTTGGTCGCCGGCATGCTCTGCTTTCGGACCGATTTGGGCCAGCTCTATCAGCTGACCATTGCCTCGCCCGTCACATGGACGCGCGTCCCGCTTGGTGTGCCTGTTCCGATCTCGCAGGGCGGCACCAACGCAACAGACGCCGCGACAGCACGCAGCAATCTTGGCTTGGCGGCGCTTGCCGTCAAAAACACGGTCGCGGCTTCCGATATCGATAATGCCGCCGTCCAGACCGCCAAGGTCCAGGACGGCGCCGTCACGACGGCAAAGATCGGCGACGCACAGGTCACCACGGCCAAGATCGCTGATGCGCAGGTAACGACGGCCAAGGTCGCCGACGGCGCCATCACCAGCGCAAAAATCACGGATGGCGCGATCGCAACAGGTGATCTTGCAAGCCAGACTATTGCCGACATTCGCGCCGGCGTTGATCTCGGAAGCCGTGTCGCCAAGTCGGGCGATACCATGACCGGAACGCTGACTGCGCCCGGACTGGTCTCGACCGGCTCAGTGCGTTCCGGCGCCACCGGCGACAATGCGCGCGCGACCGGGTTCATAATCGCCGACGGGACAGATATCGGCGAGCTCAACCGCAGCAACCAGTACTACGACGACCGCGTCAACAACTGCTCCGGCTATCTGCCGAACGGCAATTGCTTCGGCAATGGGCTCTGGACACCGCCCAACGGTAATTGGTGGACATGGGGATTGGGCTTTAGCCCCGGTAATCCCAGCGGCTTCGATTTCGCGGGCGGCTCCAGCGTCGTCTACCAGGCGGTATCTGTCGGCTTCGTTTATGCCGGCTACAATCTCGCTGCAGATGAAATCGGCGGCGGTGAGTATCGGCGCAACTTCAACAACTGCAATTGCGGCGGCTTCAACTGCTACTCGAACTGCAATTGCAACTGTAATTGCGATTGCAACTGCGCCTGCGGTGACGGCTGAGGAGCTAGATCATGATCAAGCCATTCACCCGGCACTTCTTCGATCTGCCTTTGCCGATCCTCGTGCTTGTGCGTCGGGATCGTCGCAAGGTGACCTGTCGAACATTCCGCGAGCTCTCGGCCGATGTGGAGCACGCCAATCCGATCACGCGGCAGGAAGCTGAGCGTCTCTTGACTGAGCACGCTGATGTGGGACCCGGCGCCATGTTTCGCCGCCGTCCCATCACCGGTCGTTTCCTGTCATCGACGCTCGATGCGCGCATCTTCGAGGAGCTTGGCGGCGTGTGTCTGGATCTGGATGGCACGCTCGGCAAAGGCGAATGGTCCGACCGTTCAAACTGGGTTTTTCCGCTCGATCACGCAGGCACGCCGCAGGTTCCTTTCAACCGCTTCGTCATGACGCGCGACACCAAGGCACGGACACCAAGATTGCTCGCGACGGCAGGCAAAAACTGCGCGCTTCAGATCTATGTTCCCTTTGCAAGCTGCGACTTCGACAGCAGCAGTTTCAGTGTCGCACTGCATCGTGATTTCGGCTTAGTCGGCAATCTCGATCCCGGCGCCGAGGTGACCTATGCGGACGTCCTCGGGGGCGCTCAGAAGCCCTTCGCAGACATTGCTCTGTCGACTGATGCAATCGACCTGGCGCCCGATGCCTATGGCACCGTCACGGCGCAGCTCGTGGATGGTGCGGGTAAGGCCATCAGGGATGCAGAGGCGGAGCTTTTCATCGAAGCCACTGGCGGATACCTGCCACAGCAGCGGGCGATGACGAGCAAGGGTAAGACGCAGTTCCGCATCAGCGCGCTTGGCCTCGCTGCCGGTGAGAGCTTTCGGGTCAAGATCGGCTTTCGGCACTTCAGCAGCGTCGCCGAAGTGAAGGTTCAGGTGGTCTGAGCCTTGCTCAACATCTTCCTCGGCTATGCGTGCAATTTCTCATGCAGCTACTGCCTTCAAGAACTCGATGCGCCCGATGCCGTGCGGCAGCGTCACCCGATCGAGCCCTTCATCGAACGCGTCGTCCCATTCGTCCGGGAGAATGGAATCAAGCGGATCGACTATTGGGGCGGCGAGCCGCTGCTCTATTGGCGCGAGATCAGCGCCATTCATACGGCGTTTGAGCGCGCGGGGCTGGCTTTCGACTTCGTGCGCATCACGACCAACGGTAGCCTGCTAGCGCCGGATTTCGTTGGGCCGATGAACGACTGGAACTTCTACGTGGTCGTAAGCGACCATGGCGAGTTCGGCCAGCCGGCATGGGACATGGTGCGCAGGGTCAAGCGGTCGAGCATTTCGTTTTTGTTCACCGCCGAGAACCCGTTCATCTGGCCGCTTTTCGAAAAGCTCGATCGGCTTGAAGCGGACTACGGTCGACCGTTCTGGCCCTATGCCCATTGGGTCCGCACGACCAGGGGGTGCGCGCCGAGATACTGGTTCACGCCTGAGAGCCTTGACCGCCATGTCGAGCATCTCTGGGAGCTGGCGCGGATGCGGCTTTCTGGACACCGTCATGCCAGCCTTTTCTTCGACGGTCATCTCGATGAATGGCGTCGCGGCTTGGCGCGCGCAGCAGCTCCCGTGGAGCCGCTGTGCCACAGCGCCAGCCATTTGTCGGTCGATCTCGCCGGCAACCGCTATGCCTGCCACCACAGTGTGAAACGCAGCTTCCGGACGGGGCATCTCTTCGACGAGACCGGGCCGCGCGATCAGGGCGAACAAGAAGCTCTCGATCACTCCTGGCGCTGGGTGAGAAGCGCCGAGTGCCAGGCCTGCCCGGTGCGCTCCTGGTGCCGCGGCAATTGCCATCTGTCGCAGACCCACGAACTCGACTGCAGGCTGTCCCGCGAGAAGCATCGGGTTTTTGCCTGGCTCGACCAACAAGAGAACGGCGCGCTCGCGCGCAATCAGATCAAGGTGCCCTGAAATGACCGAAACCCTCGAATACCGGCTCGCGATGGCGGGCCGGAACGGATACGCACGCGCGCTGCTCTACCGCCCGCACAGCTCAGAACTTCGTTGGGAAGATACCGGCGAGCCCGTCGATCTGCGGGCGGTCGGCACAAATTACGATCCATCGCCACCCGACTGGACGCCTGCGGAGCCCGTGTCTCCAGCCAATCCGGGTCGCAAAAGCCGCGATATCCGCGTGCTGAAGATCCAGATGGGGCTCAAGTGCAACTACGCCTGCACCTACTGCAATCAGGCGTCCCAGCCCCATGAAATCCAGGGTGACATGGGCGACGTCCAATCCTTCCTGCGCCGCCTCCCGACCTGGTTTGACGGCGGCAAGGAAGGCGATGGCAGCGGCGTGCGCATCGAGTTCTGGGGCGGCGAGCCTCTGGTGTACTGGAAGACGTTCCGCGTCCTCGCTGGCGCGCTGCGATCGGCCTATCCCAAGGCTCGCTTCAATGTCATCACCAACGGCGCGCTTATCGACGACGACAAGATCGAGTTCTTGGACAAGCTCGGCTTCGGCGTCGGCATCAGCCATGACGGCCCGGCCATGCGCTATCGCGGGCCGGACCCGCTCGACGATCCGGACCAGCGCGCCGGGATCCGCAAGCTCTACGACCGTCTGCGCCCCTGGGGTCGGATCGGGTTCAACTGCGTGCTGCACAAGCACAACATGTCGCTGGTCGCAGTGCGGCGCCACATTGCCGAGCGCTTGGGCGTGCCGGTCGACGACATTCCGCTCTCCACCGAGGAAATACTGCTGCCCTACGATCAGGGCGGTATCGCTCTCTCGCCTCAGACCGAGAGCGAGCATCGCGCCTATTTGGAGGCGGTGTTCTGGGAAGCTGTACGCGGTGAGAGCATGCCGATCTCGACCCTACGTTCGAAGATCGACGAGTTCTTTCGCTCCATCGCACAGGCACGCCCCGCATCGTCTCTTGGCCAGAAATGCGGCATGGACCGGCCGACCGATCTGGCCGTCGATCTCAAGGGCAATGCCCTGACCTGTCAGAATACGAGTGCGGCCACCAAGCACCGGATCGGTTCGATCGAGGCGTTCGAGGACATCCGTCTTACAATGGCCCACCACTGGTCGACGCGCGTCGAATGCCGGAGCTGCCCGGTGCTGCAGCTTTGCCAAGGCGCCTGCCTCTTCCTCGAAGACGGCCTGTGGCGGCAGGCCTGCGACAACAGCCTCACCCACAATCTCGCGGTCCTTGCGGCATCCCTCTACTGGCTCACCCGACTCGTCCTCGTTGAAATCGAGGGGCCGGTCATGCGCCGTGACGGTCTGCCGAACCGTATCCCCGTGATCACGCTGCCGGCGGAACTCGCCGCAGCCTGACCTCGCCGCCATTGCTGCGGCATTCATCCCAGGAGAACGACCATGACTGCCTCGATCGCTCGAGGCCGCGCGCTTCCGCGCGGCATTCGCAACCACAATCCCGGCAATCTGCGTCGGTCGGCTGATCCTTGGCAGGGGCTGGCTGCAACCCAGCCCGACGCGGAGTTCTTCCGGTTCATATCGGCCAAGTGGGGCATCAGGGCGCTCGCCCGAACCCTCATCGCCTACCAGGACCGGGTCGGGCTGCGGAACATCAAGCAGATGATCGGTCGCTGGGCCCCACCCGTCGAAAACGACACAGGCGCCTACGTCCGCGTCGTAGCAGCGGCCGTCGGGGTCGGCGCAGAAGAGCGGATCGACGTGCATGACTACGCTGTCCTCCGACCATTGGTCCTGGCCATCATCAAGCACGAGAACGGACAGCAGCCCTACACGGATGCCGTGATCGATGCAGGGTTGGTTCTGGCAGGTGTCGAGCCGCCGCAGCGTCCGCTGGCAAAGACGCGCACCGTCCAGGGCGGCCAGGTAGCGGCAGGCGCCACGGTCCTCGGACTAACGGCTGAGGCCGTCCGGCAGGTTGAACCCGCAATCCCCTTGCTGCAGTCGCTGCTTCAGGTGGCGCCGTGGGTAGTTGGCGCCGCCGCGCTGGCGGGTATCGCCTACATGATCTGGGCCCGGATCGACGATCGACGCAGGGGGCTCCGATGATCGCGATCCTCGGCCGACTACTCGCTCCCTATGCCCTCAAGCTCGCGGGACTCTTCGCAATCATCGGGGCCGTCACCGCGATCCTGCTCGGGGCGCGCCAGGCCGGGCGCAACGCGGAGCGTGTCGAGCGGATGCGCAGAACTATTGAGGTGCAACGTGAACAACTGGATGCCGCGTCTCGCCGTCCTCGTGATCGCGACGAGCTTGCTCGCCGGGTGCGCGACGGCTCGTTCTGA